GCAGAGGTACTTCGCTGCGGAAACAGGTCTTCAAGAAGCTGGCCGCGAAGTACCTCTGCGACGTACGGCAGCAGGTGAAGGACCAGATCGCCCGGGAGATTGAGGAGTCATTCGAGCAGTGAGGGATTCGGGGAAAAGCATGGAAGAGAACAAGGCAGAGAAGGCGGAAGCGACGGGGAACGAGGCCCGGGAGCTGATCCGGCAGACCATCGAGGAGGTCTTCCGGCGCGAGCAGTCGAAGGCCGAACCGGCCTACAAGGCCGAGTTGCTGGAGGAGCGCAAGCGGCGGGAGCAGCTCGAGCGGCGAGTGAACGAACTGGTGGAGGAGAACCGGCGCAGCCGCCAGCAAGCCGAGGAAGCGGAGCGGCACTCGAACATTCGGGCCGAGCTGCAACGGCTGGGAGTGGTCAAGGTGGACCTGGCGTTCAAGGCGATCAAGGACGACGTCTACCGGACGGAGGACGGTCGCCTGGCGGCGCGAGGGGAACAAGGGGAAGCCAACCTGAGGGAGTATCTCTCGCAGTTCATCCGGGATAACCCGGAGTTTATGCCGGCGCGGATGGCCGGAGGGTCGGGGGTGCCGGCGGGGCAGAAAGCGCCGGGGCCGGGGGGCGGGAGCGTCGACCTGGACAAGATCCGGCCGGGGATGAGCGGCGAGGAGGCGGAGCGGATTCGCCAGGAGATCGCCCGGGTGGCGGCGCAGACGCTCAGAGGGGGATAGGCAGGCTGAAAGCCGCGACCGGCTGAAGCCTGTCCCACAAGGGATCCATTCCACCGCCCAAGGTGGATGGTTAAACACAGAGGAGAAAGCAACAGATGCCAGCAATTACGTCAACCAATTTGGCCAACGCGATTGTCAAGCTGGTGGCGGCAGACGCACTGCCCGCCTTGATGGGGAACCTAGTGATGGGTAACCTGGTCAATCGCGATTTCGAGCCGATACTGGCCCAGGCGGGGGACACGGTGAACGTACCGATTCCGCCGACCCTGGTAGCCAACAACCTCGCCGAAGGCGGAACGGTTCAGACGCAGAATCCCAGCCTGGGAAATGCGCAGATCGTGCTGAACACGCACGCCGAGGCGACTTTCCAAGTCCCGGACGTGACCAAGGTCTTGGCGGTTCCGGACCTGCTCCGGCTGTACATGCAACCCGCGGTGGTGGCGCTGGCGGAGAAGATCGAGAGCGACTTGCTGAACCTGTACGCCAGCTTCACGGCCAACACGCCGGTGGGGACGGCAGGGACGCCGATCACGGAGGGGATCATCGACGCGGCGGAGACGGCGCTGTTCCAGGCCAAGGTACCGGCCAGCGAGCCGAAATACCTGGTGGTGGACGCAGCGACCTACTCGCAGTTGCGGCAGATTGTGCGTTTCAGCGAGTTCCAGACGGCGGGGGAAGCCGGTCTGCGGGCGCTGATCGAGGGCACGGTGGGGAAGATCAAGGACTTCTTCGTGTTCCGGTCGCAGTTCGTGGCCAAGACGGGCAGCTCTCCGGTGACCACGCACAACCTGGCGTTCGCGCACAGCGCGCTCGGGCTGGTGATCCGGCGGCTGCCGCAGCCGCTGCCGGGCACCGGGGCCATCGCCGACTACGCGGAGCTGGGCAACTTCGGCATGCGTGTAGTGATGAGCTACCAACCCAACACCCTGGCCCAGCAGTTCACCGTGGACGTGCTCTACGGCGCCGCGGTGCTCCGCAACGCCTTCGGGGTGCAGGTGAACAGCTAGTCCAACCGCCCACCCTTAGTTGTCAGCCATCAGCGGAGGGCCCGTAGGCGGGCCGGAAGCTGGTGGCTGATAGCTGGCGGAAATGCGGGGGTTCGTATGGATCTGAAAGTGTTCTATCAGAAGTTTCGGCAGGCGGAAGCCTCGATCGGGGAGGCGCACGTGGTGGTGGTGAGCCAGGAGAGCTCGGACGGGGGCCGGGCGGGAGTCCGCACGGAGGTCCCGCGGGCCCTGGCGGCGCGCATGGTAGTGGAGGGCAAGGCGCGGCTGGCCACGCCGGAGGAGAGCGCGGAGTTCCGGGAGCAGGCAGCGGAGGCCAAGCGGGCGGCGGACCAGGCGGCGGCGGCCAGCCGGATCCAGATCGCGGTGATCTCGGAGACGGAACTGCGGTCCCTGAAATCCACGGCGCGCGCATCGCGTTCGTAGCGGGGACCCAGGGGAGACAGCCATGGCGCTATTCACAGACTTCACGGTCACGACCATCGACGAGCTGATGGGCTACGAGAGTTCGCTGCTGGAGGTGGCCCGGACCGAGCGGATCGATCTGAGCATCAAGCTGACGCTGGCGCGCCAGGAGATCGGGATCGAACTGACGGCCTTTCTGGCGGAGCGGAGCGGGTCGGAGTGGCAGGGGATCCTGTGGCCGGGGCTGGAGCTGGGGAACATCGTGGTGACCGAGCCGCTGCACAAGGGGCACATCTTCCACACCCTGGCGCTGATCTACCGCGACGCCTACAACAGCCAGCTCAACGACCGGTACATGGGGAAGTGGAAGGAGTACGAGCGGCGGGCGCAGTGGGCTTCCGGGAAGTTGTTCCGGATTGGCGTGGGAACGGTCAGCGACCCGATGGCGCAGGCCGAGAAACCCGCGCTGAGCAGCGTGGCTGGGGCGCTGCCGGGGGCGACGTATTACGTGCGGGCGTCCTGGCTGAACGCCCACGGGCAGGAGGGCCAGCCGAGCGAGCTGGTGGTGCTGAACACTGCGACCAACAGTCTGCTGGTGGTCGAGATGGTGAACCCGCCTGGGAACGCGCGGAGCTGGAACGTTTTCGCCGGGCTGTCACCGAGCGAAGTGAGCCTACAGCACGACGTTCCGCTGGCGCTGGGGCAGACGTGGACCGAGCTGGCCTCAGGGCTGAGGCGAGGGAGGGCGCCGGGCAACGGGCAGGCGCCGGAGTCGTACCTGAAGGCGAGCGGAGCGTTTTTCCGGGGGTGAAACGTGGCGACGGTAGGAAGCGCGGCGACCAGCGCCGCGATACAGATGCTGGCGGGGCCGACGGGGCTGCCCTACGCCGTGGCGGCGATTGCGCAGCAAGAGCGGGCGGAGCTGGCGCCGATCCTCGCCGAGCAGGTGGCGGCGCAGAACGTGGCCTTCGAGGTGGCGGAGAAGACCGCCGGGGTGAAGTACCCGGCGGTGTACGTGTACTGCGAGGGGATCGCCAACCTGCTGAAGGAGAAGTTCCGCACCTTCTCGGGGAAGGCCTACATGGCCATCGAGGTGCGGGCGTCCTCGGACCGGCTGGAGGGGCTGACGCAGGAGTTGCAGATGTACGTGAGCGCGGTGACGGCGGTGCTGGATGCGCACCGGGGAGACTGGGGATCGGGGATGTTCTACACGGGCGGTTACAAGGTGGAATTTGGTCCCGTCAAGCGCGGCGGGAAGAACTTCCTGGAAGCGGCCCGTGTGACCTTCGAAGTCGAAGCCAGCCTGTGAGGGCGGTCACCCGCCAAGGAGCATCACTATGGCTTACATTTCATCGAATGCGAACCGGCTGTACGTAGCTCTGGAGCAGAGCTACGGAAACGTGGCGAGCCTGGAAAGCGGGACCCGGATTCCCGCGGTGAAGCTGGTGGCGCGGCAGCGCCTGGAGCGTTCAGAGCGGAGGGACAAGACCGGGAGCCGGACCTTTGCCGGGCTTCCCTCGGGTTTGAGGCGGCTGACGAGTTACGAGCTGAGGACCTACATGACGGCCTGGGAAGCGTCGAGCCAGCCGCCGTGCTACGGGCCGCTGTTCGAGGCGGGCCTGGGCGCGGACGCGGTGTTCTTCAGCGGAGGCCAGGCGGGAGAGAACTCGAGCGGGAAGACGCTGAACTTCACCGCCGCGCACAACCTGACGGCGGGGCAGGCGGTGACGTTTGGGGCGGAACTGCGGTTTGTGGCTTCGATTGTGAGCGAGACGAGCGTGGAGCTGAACGCGCCGTTCGCGCTGGCGCCGTCGGCGGGCTCGCCGATCGGGGCGACGGTGACCTACCAACCGCGCACGGAGCTGAAGAGCGTGAGCATCTTCGACTACTGGGAGCCGGCTACGGCGGTGCAGCGGGTGCTATGCGGGGCGGGGGTGAACCGCATCCGGGTGCGGGTGAACGGGGATTATCACGAGTTCGAATTCAG